TAACTTGCCCTGCTTTTAATCGTTCAATCGCTGCATTTGCAAAATTAGGATCAGGATTTTGTTTTTTAATAACTTGTTGTACAGTAGCTACAGCATTTTGCCATTCTGGATAATTCTTTCTGTCTGCCATAAAATTGTCAATTTCTTTTGTCAATGCCATTTTTTGTCTTTTATCAGTTGTTGCATTGAGGTCAGCCGCTACTTTTCTAACATAATTATTAATATTTTGTGAAGTTTGTTTTTGTGCGTCATAAGCGCCTTTTGCCTTTGCACCTGCATCAGGATCTCTGGTTGAACCAGCTGGGGCAGCTTGCGCTGCTGGTGCAGGTTGTGGAGTTTGTTGTTTAACTGTATTAGGATCAACTTGTGTCGCTGCAGGTTGTGTTGTAATATTAGGATCTATCAACCCAGTTTGTATTCCTTGGTCAATATTGAGTATTGCATCACCAACAAAGTTGTTAATAAATTTGTCCATTAACTCACGCTGTGCCACACTTGCTTGACCTTTGGCACGACCAAGTAAACGATTACCTAACTGCTTTAAACCAGCTGCTCCGTAACTGCCTACAACTTGGTCTAAACGTAGTTCATCTAACTTTTGAATATCTTTAAATTCAGTTATTTTCATCTTTCTTCCTTAATGACTTGGCAAATTTATTTTTATCCTTGTTTTTGATGGCGCTTAATAGTCTACGCTCTAAAACTTCGGCTTTGTCTTTACTATATTGTCTGTTTATTAATTCAATTAGATTTATGGCACTTGCAATGATATTAACTGCTCTATTTTCTATTACTAAGTTCATATCACGGTTATTGCCAATTGCTTCTAATTCTTCTAACAAACTGCGTGTTTTTTTCTGCATATAATAGTTTCCCGTATGTATTTATTCGGACTATTACTTTTGCTGCTGTAAAGTTTTTAACAAAGACTTTAGTTTAGAACCTTGTGTATCTACCACTACCTTGCTTGGTTCTGGGGTTATTGAATTTTGTACAATATCATTTACTGTAGAATTTATTTTTATTTTATTCAAACTATCACTTGCCGAAGGATTTGAATATGGTTTTATTTCTTCGGCATTATCTGTAATTCTTAATGTTTCAATATTAAATTCTAATTCAATCTTTTGACCTACTCCACTACTACTACGTGTTTTCATTAATTGTAGTTGATATTGCCCACGTTCACGCATACTACGACTAGTGAAAATACCAAACACATTATCTGCTGTATTAATTTTACTTATGCCACCACTAATATGACTATGATCAAATTCTATTTCTTCTACTGCTGCACGATTTAATTGACTAGCTGTTACAAATAATACATTTAATTCTTTAGCTAGATTACGTAATTCTTCACTTACATACTTATCCTTTACAAATAAATCACTGGGGCTTACTTTAGCACTAACTGGCATCAACAAATCCAAATAGTCTACACAAAGAAAATCAATCTTCATACCTGTTTGTATTTGTAATTCTTTGCAATATGCACGTATATCGTTTACTGTACTTTGTGCAGGCATGTATTTAATACGTAACTTTCCTGATTTTCTAGCAACCATCTTAACTTTCATTTCTACATTTTCTATGTCTTTAAAAATTTCTCTGCTACTTGTATCAGTCATCATACTATCAATACGCATACTACATAAGCCTTCACTTAATTCCAATGTAATATATACCCCGGATAAACCTGCTTGTGTCCAATTTACAGCTAAGTTTTGCATGAATAATGATTTACCTGAACCACTGCCACCAGCAAAAATCTGTAATTCACCACGATTAAACCCACCATATAATTTTTGATCCATGCTAGGCCAACCTGTGCTATTTTGTCCATTATTTGATTTTAATGCCATTAATCTACCTTTAGGGTCAGCAAAGTAATCTGTCCCCATATCACGTTGTAGGCTAATTTGTACTGCATCTTTTACTAGTTTCTCAACAGGATCATAATCTCCTTTTTCAAGTAAATCAGCACTTTTTAAAATAGCACGTTCTAATTCTTGTCGTTTTGTAAATTTTTCAAATTCTTCTAAAAACCATTCATAATGTCCTTCATCTAATTCTGTAATTACATCAACAGTTGTTCCTGTTGTGGCTGAAATTTGCAATGGATCAGGCATCACATTAAATTTTTTTGTATGTTCTACTAAAAATTCTGCCACTGGTCGTAATGATTTATCAAAGTTTTGAACATTCATTATATTCATAACTCTGGTATATAATTCTGCATTTGTAACCATCATACGCAAAAACAATATTTGCACATCAATATTATAATCTTTTATCAACAGCTTTTCTCCTCATTTCTACTTTTATTTTACTAGTAGTTGCATTTTGCAATATACTTAATAATGTATTAAATTTTCCATATTTTACTACAGCATCATTTATATCTTTTACATTTATGTCCCATTCAGGAATACTTACATCGTATCCAAGTTCTAATGCCCTATCACAAGTTTTTAATCCTGTTTTATCTAAGTCTGGAACAAATATAATCTTCTTGTTTAATCTATTAAGTATTTCTGCCTGCTCATTACTGATAGTATTATGAGTTAATGCACAACCATCTATACTTATAGCATCAAAAATCCCCTCACATAATATACAGGTTTCATACTCAGATTTCTGTAAATCATACCCAAAAACATAACCTGTTTGTTGTTGATTTATGTACTTAGGTGTTCTGTCATCTAAAAATCTAGATGTTTGTCCTACAATTTTTCCTTCAAAAGTAAATGGAATAATTATTCTTTCACTTAATCTGCCAGTTAATTTTGGAGTTACTAAAAATGGATAAACATTATATTCTAATCCACGATTATGTAAATAATCTATATATTTTTTATGTGTTGCATTATTAATATCTAAAAGTTCGCCTTCTTCCATAACAAAATCTAGAAATTTAATAACCTTTTTTTGTTTACGTATCTTTACAATATCCAATAAATCTTTATGTTGTAAGCTTTCAAGATTCCAACGGTTAATTTGATTTTCATCTATATTAGCGTAGGTTAATAACAATCTTGTATTTTTTGTTATACTTTTACCTAAAAAGAATCCTGCTTTAAACCCACAATTAAAACAATGATATTGCCAACTATTGTCACTTAATCTTATGCCGCCTCGTTTCCTAGTGTCGGTTCTATGTCCACGATGTTGGCAACATATAGCATTAAAGCTATACCATCCACTTTGGCTTAATGTTTTTTTACCTGAAATAATTGTAAGGATGTCAAACATCTTGTGATTTTAACACAATTACATAGACTTTACAATAGAAGTTGGTATTATCTTGCTAATATATTGGTTACAGCACCAGTGTTACTAGTGAATACCATTCTAATAAATGGGTGATAACCATTTATAGTCCAGCCATGTGTTTCGCTATTATCAGAATAAACTGAAGTTGTTATAGGATACCAATCTACCCCTTGTTGTGTAGTAGTACCTTCAATACTTATATCTCCGTTATAATGAGTCAGTGTGGCTTGTAATGTTAATATTGGATTATCACTGGTATTAATAATGCTACTGTAATAAGTATTTGCATTAGGCAATACATTGTTGATATTATTATTAGCATCAAGATTAGGAAAGGGTTGTCCAGTTGGAATAGTTACTTCTTGACTAGGAACAAAACTAGGTAACACACTATTAACTATATTCATGTCTCCACGTGCACCTGCATTTTGATCCACAAATACTGGGTAATCAAATTCTCCTACTGGAATTTCTAAACTATAATAACCTTTTTGTGCATCAATATTTTCAATATCTGCTGCATTTACAATTAATGCAGCAATGCCTGTTGCTGGCAATTGTAGTGTTAATGCTTTTCTTAATAAAACTTGATTGCCTGCATTGTTCATGATTCTACAGGTTATAGATTTTCCTGTAATATCAACTGGTTTTTGTTCTTGGTTAAGGAATTGAAATTGGATTTGGTTATCCACACCTTTATTTAATGTTAGTGGTTTGGCATATACTGGCATATATTTTCTCGGTGAATATCCTGAAAGCAATACGACAATTTGTCGTTGTATATAATAAAAAACTGATGTTGAATACACATTAGTTACTCCTAAATATATTTATTACAAATTATAGAAATAAATTATTCGGTAAAATTAGTGTAAATATATTGGGAAAACTGTTTTAATGATAACAAATGATTTCTTTAAAAAATTAAGTGATACGCATCCTTTTATGAGCGTAGTAAGTTATGCTAACCAAGAGTATGTGGGTATTATACAAAACCGAGATGACGTAGTAACCACACTTTATGATTATGGTGCTATTTTTGACAAA